TGGAATGCTTAGACCTGTCGTTGAGTATGCCTGAAGCCGACGTGACGCGACTGCAGTCGTTATCGACTGACCAGAGTCTCCCAACGCATCAGACGTATTGATGACAGGAATTCCCCTGAATCCGAACGGCACTGCATCTTTCGGAGATATGCGATTCTCAACTGCATCATCAATGATTACTCTGATGAGATTTGACTTGTTCGGGAAACGACCCTTGATGACGAGACGACGCTCTGACTCGAGGTCAGCGTCGAACATATAAAAGACCTTCGTGTCGCCGATGACTTTTCCAATGTAATTTGGGCTAGACGGATTGAGGTCGCAGTTTGGAAACTGCTCAATCACCTTGGGCGCAAAGTCGTTATCATTGAAATCCCTTACCTGTACGGCAAAAGTGCCGTATGGGTTCGTCGGGTCTGTCGACTTCCTAATATTAGAGATTGAGACCTTCAAACGCTCATTCGCCCACTTCCCATCAGAGATTGTTTCAAACCTGAAGAGATTAAATTCCTTTGTTCCGAACGGTTGTGAAATGAACCATGTCGTTGTCGGTGTCGTGAATCTCGTATCGAATCGTCCGAATGCATTTGCAAACGTCTGTGATGTATCACCAGATGTTGCAGACGTCAGACCAGACCCAGACAGAACCATCACTGCACCCGTTGCTGTTGAAACAGATGCAATCTCATCCTCAACTGGAAACTCTGCGTATAGAAGATGCTCTTCTGTGTTAAATTTCTCTGGATTTGTGTTCAAGACCTTCGCAAGGTAATCATTGCTGTTAGGATTCAATGAACACGTTAAGATTCTAACGCCCTGGAGCGAATCTGCAGTTCCATATCCTGTTGCGCTTGAAGATATGATAAGCTTGAACTTATTTGCCATTGCTCCAGTTGAGCCCAGCGTCGCATCATCAGCGTTATCTTGGAAACCAGCAGAGATATTTGATGCACCGTTGGCGATGACAAGCCTCGTGCCAGACGCCATCATAATCATACCTCTGATTATGTCGACGTTCGTTGCCCCGAAGCTGTTGTTGTCCGTGAATATCGGAAATCCAGCAGCCTCTCCGCCCCTGAGTGTGTGTCGAGCAGCAATAAACACAACTCCACCGGTGTTCCTTGAGCCAGTCGCAACTGACGTCGCAGCCTGGCCAGCGACACTAAATCCGGCGTTTACGACAGTTCCCTGCAGGCGTGTCGTTGATATATTGACGGTCGTGTCATTTGAGCCAGCGCCAAGAACACGCATGTATGTCGCAGCAGTGCGATGCTTCAAAAACTCATTGACAGCATACGGTCCGAACATCTTTGAATCAAGACCGCCGAACTTTGATTTAAAGTCAGCCATCGACCCAACGGTGATTGGAACGAACGCTGGGCCCTTTTCTGCTGTGCCGATGATTCCAGCTGGCGTTCCAACGGGTGATTGCACCCTCTGTGAAAGGTCAATTTCTCGTTCGAAAAATCCAGGAAACTTAAAAATTTGTTCGTTTGCCATACTACGAAAACTCCCGTGAGGTCTTCACGACACTGATAATTACGTGCGAGACATCAAAAAACTGAAACCTAGAACTCAACATCGTCAATTACATCTAAAATACGAGAACTCATGACTGTTTCTCCCTTTCGTTGATTTCTTGACAGCACACGAACGTATCGTGTTCTACTGTTGTCACCGAAAGGGTCATGAACTATTTGTGGCACACGCTCTGTCGTCGTCCGTTCATCATCAATGTGGTCACCGCGCTTATCAAGCAAATCAACATCACGTAATGTAAACTTATCAATATCTCCTGAGCCACCAGGAGATGCAGCGTTATTTGGAATCGGTGGGCCACCAGCGACTATCTGAAACGATATCTGCGGTGCAGAAAGAAAGCTTCTAAACGGATTTCCTGAACCGTGGCGCTCTGCACCATGAAGATATGCAGGCACACGACATGTCATACGGTATCTAACAAATCTTTCGTCATCCGTGTAGTCATTGAAGTTATCTGCAGAGCTGATGCTGTCATCAACATATGCAACATACCAATAGCCCTTGTCTGTATCAAGCCTGAACTGATTACCCTGCGCATCATATGACGTCATGAACCTCTCAAGGATTGAGTTCATGTGCTGAACGTATTGCGTCCAGAATGTAATCTCATATATCGCCGTATAGAAATGTGGAAATGGCATCGTGATTATCTCAAAAATGTTATTTCCAAGGCTTGGTGCCAATAGCTCACCAGTCCACGTGTTGAACGTTGGATGTGCACCACGCCTGCTAGCCACACGACCCGCTATCGACCCAACGGGCTCAATGTCAGATGACACGTTTTTTGGAGAAGCAACGTTGTCCTGATTTTGTATGTTGAGCGGGTTAAGCATCGATTGGTATCTAGGGTCGCGGCTAGACAGTCTTTTTCGAATAACGAGGTCGCCAGTGCTTTGTCCCATTCCTCTACCAGATATCAGACCTGGCCGAGATTGGTCGATTCCAGTTCGTTTAATCGACACAATCGGTAAGATGAATGCACCCGCCTTATCATGAGGAGGATGATTTCCTTTCAACATGAAAACCCTTTCACCGCCAGCGAAGATTGTCGGCACGTTCAGCTGTTGCTGTCCAACGTTAACAGTTAGCCTTAAGCGCTTTTCAAATAGATTAAAGAGTGCCCTATCAACATCTTCAATCGCAGACGCGGGAATTGAAAAATCGTCAGGAACGTTAGAGCCCTCAACACCTGTCGGCAACCGGTTTTCACGGTCCTTCATCTCCTGAACGCTCTTCGGAGGCATGTCGCGTTTTTTTACCATCTATTAGCTCTCATCATAGAATGCAGAACCGGGTCTATCGTCTGCACCACTGTTAGAAACTTCACGTGGGCCCTCAGTCGTTTGCTCTATGACATTCTTGCGTTGAAGCTCTCGAACATCACCCGTTGGGCCGAGACGGTTGTTCGGTAAGCCGCGTTGCTGAATGAACGTCTCTTGAACAGCATCTGCATCGTTATACTTTTCGTCTGTCGGTCCAAACACTTTACTAACGAATTGCGTTTGACGTGCCTGCTTACCGATTATCTCAAACCCAGTCTTGTGCTCAACCTGGCCATGGATGACCTCAGATGCGATGAACTGAATTATCTCAAAGAATGTATCACCAAAGCTGAAAAAATCTCCAATAGACAGCTTTATCGCCTTATCAAGCAACGAACGAGCATGCACCCAAATTTTTATGTCTGCAGTGTCCTCTATACCAAATTCATTCGTTCGCTGTTTCGATGGATGCCACTCAACCAATGCATCAAGCTCAAGAGGATTTTCAAACATTTTGTCTGGAGCCTCAAGATATACGTCATGTACCTTTGTTTTTGCGTCAGAGATTGAGTAATAAAACACCTTCTGGCCGATGACGTCGCTGATGACCTCTTTCGTCCAATCGCTGACTAAATCGATTTCTCGAGATGTTAAAAACAATCGCGACATGCTTTATCCTCAATCAAAATATGTTTGCTACACAGCAAATGACTGACTATGGTCAGTGCCGACCATGTGTGTATAACCATCTCAACCCATCATGATTGACCAACCATTTGGAGGTGGTATCAATCGAAGCTGGCGAAGCATATTCTCTGCCTTGTCGGCCTCACGCTCAATGATTTTTGCGTATGTGAGATTTTCAAGCATCTCTTTGAACTGGTCTCTTAATCGTGTCTGGTCCTCGCGACCCTCAGCAATCAGCTTATCACCATCTAGGCTCAACGTTGTGCCTGGAATTGGAATTGTCTGAAACTTGCTACGAACCCTACCAAGAACCTCTTTGCATAGCGCCAACGTCATCTGACGAATCCACTGATGGGCTATTCCTGGATTGATTGTTGAGTATGTCAAACGTCCGAATGGAATGTTTGAAATGTTCGATACACCTGATATCGTCGTATCTGGTACATCGGGATGTAAAGCATCTGGAATTCGATACACTCTAATCCAAAGCTTCATCGCACCCCCAGTTAGGTTTGTCTGCGGCGCAGGAAATATTCGAATTTGAGTTCCAACTATCTTGTAGCTATAGTTTGAGCGTCGAACACGTTGTGAGATATCCATCTGACCCGCTCGAAGGATATCCTCAAAAACTGGTAGAACGTAGAATATCGTCTCTGGTGTGAATGACTCAAACCCAAACTCATTATTGAGATAATTTATCGCTGACGTTGAGTCAAAAAAACGAAATGCTGACGATGGGCTAAAATGAAAGACCTCTCCTATCCGCATCCTGGAGCCAGACGCAAATGTTGATGCCAACGTAAGGCCCGTCGTATCATTTAAAAGCTCAGTGTATAAATTGTAGTCTTGGACACCAGGTCGAAGCGTTATCGACCCAGATATAGAATTATATGCGCCGCCGAGACCAGCATACATCGCATACGGCTCTGCTTGACGCATCAAAAATTCAAGATTTTCTCGTGGATACTTCTGTTCAGAGCCAGACATGCTTCCTGTTGAAGCACCCAAAAAACTCTGTATCTGTGATACTGCCTGATACTGGTTGATTAGAAACCCAAACTCTAATACAGACTGCTCAAAGCACGTCCATATTTGCTTTTTCGTTAATTCAACGCTAAGAACATCGTCTCCAAGAACTCTTTTAACAAAAACAACGACGGCGTCTGCTTCAGTCTGAAATGCTGTGTCAGCGTCAAAAAAACCAAATGCGGTGGGCGCTATTGTTTGAACAAAATTAGGCACTTATACTCCTAGATGCAAAAACACCTAGTGATAAGTAGGTTTAAATTTTGACTACATCAGGAATAAGGGCTCGAATCTTTTCAATGACATCAATGACGCCCTTGACATACACGCCTGTCAATCCAGAACGAAGCGCAAAGAGAAGCTGAGATGTTAGAACAGTTGCATGTTCATTTGACAGCGTGATTGTGATAGTTTCATACGGATTACGGAGGTTAGAAAGACCTGCTACATCAATTTCTCTCCACATCCAATCATCCATGATACTAGTATACACTGCATGCCACACTAACACGCCGACATAATCTTCTATCTTCAATGATTGTGCATCGAAAATTGATAAAACCAAAAATCTCTGCTCATTAGTGAGTCTCAGTTCAATCGACATATGACATTTTAATCAATTTTGTTGATGATTGGCACATACCCTGACCTAATAAGCGCGACGGCCGCAGAGCTTGACCCATGTATCGAATGGATGTCATAGAGTCGCTCTATCGTCTGACGTTGGCCTATGTCTGTCAAAAGCATTGAGTCGTTCAACGCTCCAACGATTGGCTTGAACTTTGATGATAGTTCATGCATGACTGGGTTACAAAGCATGTCGCCTGCGTATTGGTATGCATTTCCTCCCATGTCGATGTAATACGTTAGACCCCCTGTTAGCTCGACGTATCCGACAAAAAACCCAGCAATAAAAAGCGCAACATCACCAAGCTCACGAAATGCATAGGGTCTCATAGACTCAGGAAGCGCTAGAGCCCTATCGTATGAAAATGCTAGGACAGGCATACCTGCACCAACGCATATTGGCGACTCTGATGCATGCTTCATGAGAAGCCTAAGAACGTAATCAAACGATTGAGGTGCAAGGCTCGTTCGTGATGATGTCATCCCTTTCTTAAGGATGTCTGTGAAATACTGCTTAAGCATTCATCATTGGCCGGCGGTGCTACTTGAACCATACGCTTGGAGCCCAGGGTCTGTTGATATCGGCCCTCCGATGTTCCATGTCTTTGGAGCACGAAGCTTTTTCTTCTTTGCCTCGCCGATATCGGGCTGCATGCAAGCTGCCTCTATGCTGGTGCGCTTTTCGCGTTGTTGAAGCAGATAAAGATGTTCGTCGTGTTTATCTGCAATCCCTTGTAGCAGGTTCTCTAACCCAGGTGATGATGCATTCTTTAACGTAGCAATGACGGTCGCTTGAAACATTTTTTCTGCGTCAAGAAGCGACACATCTGCGCCGTGGCGTGGGTATGAGCTGATGATTGTTGATGCGACAGTGAGTAGCTTCAAAGGCTCCATCAAAGATGTTGCTCCATCTCCCATCACGCCGACCATACGCTCTGCAACAGAGTCTATCTCATCAGAGATATCCTCATACAGGCGCTGAAATAGAAGATGGTCGCCATAAAAATTTTCGCCATTTGATAGCCAATGCGCCGTCTTATAGCATATCGATAATGCATGCAATGCACCCAGAACATCACTGAGCCCATTACCATGTTGGCCATCCACCTCAGACCTTACCATGAACCTGATTGCTTCAAGAGCTTCGAGGTGCAATCTAGCTGCATCAGCCGGTGTATCATCGACCTCATCATCCATGGGAAGCCACCCGTTGTATGACAGCTTTTCTTTTAGGCGAATTTCCTTCTTCATCAATGATTAAGTATCAGGTAATCAGCATGTAGCACGTCCAGTGCTGCCACAATCTCACGCTGAAAGTTCAAAACATGTGTCTCAAGATGCTCTTTTTGACGTAACCATTCTTCATCTAGCGTTGTCCAATCGACAAGCTCTTTCTCATATTGCTTGAGTCTCTGTTCATAAGCAACAAGCTGCTCATCATACATTACGTTGATGACATCGTTACTGTACGACGCCTGAACGATTGCTGTGCTATTTCCCGTCGACTGTGTGATGCTGATGTTTATGTTTTCAGCGGGCACATCATCTGGAATGAGATGAAGTATGTCTGCTAACGTTGTTGTTCCATCATTAGACGACCACACTGTCACAGTCTTTTTAACAAACTGCTTGGGCTTCTTAGGAAGTGCGGGCTTTTTGGGGCGCGCCGGCATTAATTGCTGTATGTCCATTAATGGATTATATAGCAAACTGGTAGATGTCTTCAAATACGTTATGATTTAGCTCACCACAACACGTGATAAAATCAATGCCTGCAAAATGCTGATGGTCTATGGTGCCGTGCTGTGTCTTTAGCACAATCCACATGTGTGGTCGATGACCATCCTTTTTACATGCTCTTAAAACGATATCACCCTCTTTAAGGTCACGTGCATTTATCCAGTTATTTTGCATCGTCGTCATTGTAAAGAGTTTTCTTCAATCATCTCACGAGTCATGCATGTCACAATCATCTTTCGATGCTTATCATACACAATGAACATCTCTACATCATTAATGACGACACAGAACAATGAGCATCGTAGCGATTGCTTTTCTATGAACATTGCAGTGCCCGACCGTATCTTCGATATGATGTCGTTGACATCACACGTCCGCAACTCAAGCCCGAAGCGCTCTTTTGCACGACGTATGAAGTGCTTCATTTCACTTACTTTTTTTGTATTACGCATCGGTAATACCCTTCGGACGATAACCACTGACGACATCAAAGCCACCCTTCGTGGGCTTGATGACAAGCATCGAGTGTTGATGCATATCACACCACTGCTTGAGACCAATCACACGACGATTAAAATCTAAATCGACGCATTCATCAATTATGAGAATCAATTTCTTTTTTATGTGCTTGAATGTCGGTATCAAAAACTTCACAGAACCCTTTGAGTCTTCCCATCCGACACGGAACCCGTGGTCAGACGTCACTGGGTCATTTTTATCGATGCAATGCTCCATGAATGCAATTGCAGCATCAGACATGATGTTCTCTTCACGACCCGTGAATGGATTAGTAATCCACCCTGGCCTCAGATGCTCACGAACGACACTCGTCTGTGCACGAACATCATGTCCAGTGATGTATTTTCCAAACCCACCCTTGTGCCACTCAAGCCGTGAGCCACAACCACACGCACAGGTTGGCCAAACGCCTGCCATCTCATGCTTAACATAATAATCTGGCCACTCAATCCCATGAACAGAACGAATGTGCCTAGACAGAACATTACGAGTGTTAGCGACATGTTTTTCACACTCCTTGCAGATGAGGCTTCTTTCTTTCATACGAAGCATTCCATGATATTATCAATCGTATCACAACAATCAACAGATATTCACGGCATAATGCCTTCTGCACCCCACACACACTTTCTGGGCCACTTAAAATAACCGTTGAGGCGTGAACCGAAAAGCCATGCATGTGAGTTTGGATGATGCTGCTGCCACTGCATCACATGTTTCGGTCTATCATCAATGAAGATATCACCGTCAAACCGATACTTCTCTGCGGTCGATGTCATATCAAGCGGGCCCGTACCAAAATTCCTCGTTAGCCAATCACGCCTGATGTTCTCCCAGTTATCACAGCTATACCACGGCGACGTAATCCAGTGTATTCGATAACCAAGCTCACGTAATGCATTGACGCCCTGTTGGGCATTTGGAATGACGGGAAGCTCTTTCCAAAATGACTGCATGTTATAGAGCTCTTTGATACGAGCTCCGTCTTCTTTTGAGACGTTGTTGAATATATCCCAATCAACTATCTCATTCGGAAGCTTGATATCGAGTCGTCTTAGCGTTTCACCGCAAAGGTCGGCGACGACATCACAAACATCTATAAGAGCAACCCTGTCCATATCAATGGCTGCGCGACATCACCTGTTGTCGCCAGTCTGCATTCGTCAATCGACACATCTCCATGATATCAACAGGACAATCATAAACATCAGGACCCACTGACTCAGGAATTCTCTTAACGTACCAAACAGATATCTCTTTATCTCCGTGCTGATATGGTGCGACTCTAACTGCGTAGCAGTATAAGAGCGTGCCGTTGTGGTCCATTGATGCAACCCAGACGTGGTCTCCGCAATCACGATGGGCAAGCGCATCAGACGTCAGGTCATTAAGGATTGTCTCTCGGTTTAGACCTGGAAACGGAATCCACACAAGAGACTTATCAATCAGTTTACTCATCATTTACTCCCAACGACGCTATCAACTATACCATACGCTAGCGCCTCCTCAGGCGTTAGATAGCAATCACGGTCACAATCTAAGATGACCTTTTCAATTGTCTGACCGCTATGACTAGCGATGATTTTTGACAGCTTGTTTTTCGTCTTCACAATCTCACGCGACCGAATCTCAATGTCAGATGCCTGTCCGAATGCACCACCGAGAGGTTGATGTATCATCACCTGAGAATTTGGGAGCGCGCGCCGCATTCCAGGTTCTCCTGCGCAGAGAAGGACTGCACCCATCGACGCTGCCATGCCGACACATGTCGTCGCAACAGGACATCTGATGAATTGCATCGTGTCATAGATTGCAAGGCCAGCCGTCACAGACCCTCCAGGACTATTGATGTAGAGGTCGATTTTCTTCTCAGGGTCTTCGCTATGAAGAAAAAGCAACTGAGCAACGAGGATGTTTGCAACGTGGTCATCAATCTCAGAACCAAGAAAAAGGATTCTATCCTTCATCAAGCGAGACCAAATATCATATGCTCGCTCACCGTTGTTCGTCATCTCGATGACGGTGGGAATCATGTTTTTCATCAGTTGGTCTTTCCCTTCATCAGGTCACGAATCTCTGTCAAGAGTCGAACAACATTTGTCGTTGTCGCTGTAAGCACATCCAAGCGTCTAGCAAGATGCCTCTCACCAGCAGATGCATTAGATGCGTCTTCTTCAGACCTCATCCTCTCTTGTTCGAATGATGGAAGCTCCGATAGCTTCTCATGATATGCATCATAGACCCTATCAAAGAGGCGACTGACCTCTTCAAAAGACATGTCATCAAAATCAGGCTGTTGTGCCATATACTAAGCATGGTATCACACAGCTATGCTATGTTTCATTGCTAAACTAACTCATGCCCTTGAAATAACGTCAAGGTAATCATCAACATGATAGCTTGCAAATTTCATAAAGAACAGCTGTTCTTTAAAAAGAACAATCAATTGTGTGTTGTTAAATTCATTGAAATCATAACGAGCGCTAACTACAAGAAAGATATCTCCTGTCACAGCGTCGACGATGTTATGGGTGTTGATTGTCATTTGAAAAAAGACGAAGGACTTTTTTTGCCATGACAACATCACCGACATGAAAGTGACGATTATCGACGTTAGTCGTTGTCATAGCACTAATATTCGTTATAAGTGCGTTCGTGTGCGTGAATATCGTCATGTGACAGTACCTAGTCGTTATGATTCTCTGTGTCTAGATAACGCACGATGATATCACCATGACACTTCTTCGGCTTACAAAAACAACCCAATCTCTTTCCCCTGAGCTCAATGACACGCAGCTTGAATGCATCATCATTCATAATCCTATCATTGAAGTATGCCTCAAAGCAATGCAGTGTTTCGCCAGATGAATGATGCACATCACCACAGACATCACATACTTCATCCACCCTGATGGGATTTCCGAAGTATCCATCACGGCCTTTGCCCGGGCGACCGATGTATACGTCGTACTGTTCCTTGTAAAGATTAACGACGCTCGTCATGAATCACGGTTTCCTAAACACAAGAATCGGCTCTGTCTTTTGACCGCTGTTTCCCGTCTTCTTACTGAAATGGTCTCGTCCAATTGATAATCTGAGCCCGTTTTCCTGAATGAAGCCGACGCCAAGGGCAGCATGAATGATGAGGTCCCTGTTCTGTTCATCGATGTTTATCACAATGTGGCTACCATTCTTAAGAATTCGATGTGCCTCAGTGAATGTGGGAATCAAATATCCAGACACCCATGCACTTTCGTTGGGATGGTCAAGCCAACACTGTCCTGGTTCATTGAAATAGCACTCTCTGTCAAAATACGGCGGGCTAGTAAAAACAAAATCGACGCTACCATCAGCTACGCCGTCAAGAACAACCTCACTTCCGTGCTGTCTAATATCAATCTTCACGTTCTGTGCAACGCTGTTCAATGACTTTTTTAATCTACACAGGTCAGCGTATGTCTTCGACGCTGGTTCCGTGCCGATGTATGTGCCATTTGGATGCGATGCAACAAACCCAAGCAAGCGTGCTCCAAATCCACATGATGGGTCCCAGACTACAGGTGTATCGACGCTCTTAAGAAATCGTCTGTATATCTCAAACGCAGCAGTGGGCTTAAACCATGACACTGCCGCACGTTGAACGATGAACCCGTATCGTATGTTCTTGATGTTGATATCAAACGTTTCATGACACGTCACAATCATGCCGTCAGACAGCTCATACGTGTATGGCTTTGATGTGTTCAGACCCAAACGATATCTCAACACTGAGTCTCGTTTCTTAAAATCATCAAAAGAGCGCACAGGCCCATCATCAACGTCCCAGTATGATTTGAACATCGCCTTAAGATACGGGCTACCTGCATTACCAAGCGATGAGATGATATCGCTTTGATAATCGATGCTGTGGTTCTTGACCCTATCGATTGCAGCACTCACAGACATGTCTGTCTCTGGGTAGAACCACCCATGATGTGCGACGTACGCCTGATAAAACTGATGAAGGAGAGGTTTCAGCACATCACGTGTAAAATCACGGCCCGGAGCATCAGGAAATATCGTAGTCTCATTTATACGAATGAGCTCTTCACGTGATATGATTGGGTCATCATCATCCTTAAATTTGAATGCGTTGGAGCGATGTGCTAGAAGCCCCGCAGTTGCATCCTTGACACGAGAAACAAGCACGTCTGCCAATGATGTTGGCTTCGATTGTTCGACGCTATCATCTACGGTGTTTTTTGCAAAAACACGACGATTGTGGCCATTGATAAAATCGCAGAACCTGTATTGTGTTTCATGCCATGGAGCAGGCTCATCACATCCGCAGAGACACTTGGGTCTGATACCACCGAACATGTGCTTGAGCGTGTAAGACATCAGGTCAATGTCGTGTGCACGGTTGATGTGGTTGCCAATAGAACGACGTCCAGAGCACTTGCGCCCACATTCAAGACATGCGTGGTCAGTGAAGTCAAATGAGCGCTTCTCTGTTAAGGGTGAAACCATGTGATATTATACCTTAGAACATGAAGCACATTCAATGCCGAATAGCATCTGATGACTTGCTATGCAGCTTCCTTTAACAACTGTAAGAAAACGTTAAAGCGACGTTCGTTGAATAACCTAATAACGATGTATCCCATCCCATTTTCTACAGCATACTTTTCACCAGCTTCATATTTTGCCAAATCTCTTTCTGACTCTTGACCCTTAATCTCAATGATGAGCTTATGCTCTGGAAGAACGAAGTCTGGAAAGTAATTCGAAACAACACCGTCGAACGTATAAGGAAGTATGAGGTCGTTCTTTCTAATTGCGACGACACCATGCTTATGACACAGTTCAGCAAACTCAAACTCCCAGCCGCTGTCAAACCATGTTAAAATTTTGGTATGAGGGTCGATGTGCCAGCCAGCATTGATGTTTGACCAATTCGATTTTGGAGTACGTTTGCCATCAGCAAATCCCTTTTTAGCAATTGAGCTCATCTTTTCACGAATCTCAGTTCCAGATAATGCTTCTGTCGTTGCTTTCGATACTAGCTCACTAAACTCTTCACTTGAAAACTTTTCTCGCTGTTTTTCTGCCCATTCTTCATCCTTCCAAAGTTGAAGCTTTATTTGACGCATCTTCTCACTAAATTCAGGTGTCGTTGTTGATTTTCGAGACTCTATAGCACGTCGAGCATGAAATTCAGGATTTGCCATCATCTCACGATAATCAGAATCTTGCCATCGACGTTTAACAGCTTCAGAATTCTTTTTTCGTTTCTCTGGGTCTGCGGCGGCCGCTTTACCAGCATTAATCATTTCTTGACGAAGAACTGGGTCATTTGATACATGGCAATGAACATAACGCTTGAATTTTCCTTTTCGAAATGTCGGAATTTGGCCACATCCGCAACCACATAGCGGAGCGATGCCTGCATATTCATGCTTAATAACATAATCACGATATGACATCTTATGTGTTTTTATGACATGGTTAACAATTCGAATAAAGCTCTTACTACATTCTTTACACTGCACAAACAATAATATCATAGATGACAATAGTAATACAATACAGTCATTTTACACCTAAAGTCATCTAAGGTGTAAAATTAATAATGCGTGAGATGCTAACTTGTACACTACGTTAATATGAATATTCTTGTGATTTAATACTTTAGACGTTGTTTAAGGTGTAAAGTCTTAACTAGAAACTAAAAACGGGAGGAACCGAAATCCCTCCCGTCTAGTTAGACGTTAGTCTAAGTCATTGTTATTATTAGATAACGTTGAGGTCCATTACTGTAACGGTGCCGTAGAAGTCCGAACGAACCATCTTCTTGCCGTACCGTGTCATAACGCCCTTGCGAGGAGTGAAATCCTCAGGAGCGAAAATCGTCGGAGTGACAATGAGAGGGACATACGGAGCGTATACATAACCCGTTTCCAAATAATTCTTGCCCTTATATCCAACCAACACCTTGTTCTGCGGGAAGTACGGGTCCTTGTAGACCGTGAACCTGTTGTTCAATGTACCCACCGGCTCAGCACCCAATGTGAACGGATTGGAGACCTGACCCTGCGCATCAATGCTAATCAACGGACGCCATGCGACCGAAGCCTCAAGGATTGTGCAAACGTCTGGGCTCGTGACGATGAAGTTGGCTGCTCCGCGCAACGTCTTCCTGTGGATTGTGTTCGCCACATCGATGACTGTCTCGATGAGGGTCTCATACCACTCACGAACCGTACCCTGGAACGATGGGCCCGGGGCCAATGAGCTCGTCAGAGTAATCTCTCTACCCGTCAACTTGTTAACGAACTTACCAGGAGCACGGCTCCAGTACATGTTCGCACCGTTCGCCTGGCGGAGCATGTCCGACAGAATCTCACGGTCAATCTCAAGAGCAACCTGCTCTGACAGAATCTGCGTAAGCTCAACCTCAGCGTCGAGGCTGTGGTAAGCGTTCAGGTCCTGGGCCAGCTCAGGCGACCAACGAGCACGTAGCTTGCGGGTCGTCGCTGTCACAGAGATTGATTCAATCTTAATGTCAATCTCAGGGATGATTGGTGTCGGAGGATTGATTCCAAAGTCAGACTCAAACGAAGGGATGGTCAGCGCAGAGGCGTCTGAGCTATCAACATCGAGTGAATCGGCGACCGCGTAGGAACCAGTCAGACCGAACGCCTGTGTGGTTGTTGAGTTATTGGCGATGCCAGTGGGTGCATACACACCAGAGACAACAGTCAACAACGCAGCACCCGTATCAGAACGTCCAACCAACGCGTTCGGTGTGAACACGCCGCCTGACCACGTTCCGAGCTGATTGAGACGACGGATGTTCAGGTTGTTGGCGCCCTGACCCTGGATTGTCTGCGGAATGACCGCAAGTCCAAGGGAAGAGAGACCAACAGAGTGAAGAACAATCGAATCAACGTTCGTTAGGTCGACAGTGGCTGGGAACTGGTTGACGTTGAAGATGAGGAACTGGAAGCGGCCGGTGCTGTCGAAGGCCCCGTTAGCAACATCGTTCTCAATCAACGTTCCGACCTGTGGGTCGAACATCGTCAACTGCGCATCTGTTCCCGTCGCATGCATCAAACCAGCATTGACAAGGTTACCCGTGCCCTGGTAAGCGCCTGACGCCAACAGACAAAGTTCGTTTGACGCAACAGTGAACGTCTTATGCACCTTCGTGAATGACGTTCCGACGAGGTCATACTGACCACCCGTCGCAAGCGAACCAGACCTGACTCCACGACCAGTCGGCTGGTTGTAGATAGAACGACCAGCAGTGTATGTCTGCGCGTTCGCAGAACCAGCAACACCCGCTGAGGTTGTATCACCACCGACATGCGAGCCGTATGTGTAATCAAGGTAGAAGAGCAGACCCGAGGGCAAGCTCATCGGCTGGATTGACACCAACTCATTCGCAATCAGGCCGCCGAACACGCGACGAACAATCGGAAACGCAATGTTGCTGAATCCGCGAATGTCGCCTGACGCCGCAAGGGCACCAGCGCCAGTTGAAAGGCTGTTGACTTCCTTAAGCACCTCAGCGGCCTGGTTCTCAAGCAGCCGTGCCATGTTCTCTTTCTTTACTCCGCCAAGCCCGCGAAGTAGGCCAGTACGGTCCCACTTTCCACAAAGCTTAAGGGCCACCGCGCTCATGTCGCGTTGCTGGATGCCCTCTGTAAGATATTCCAGCGAAAAGGTCTTGCTCATCTCGTATCTCCTAAAATCTGCTATTCATGCAACGTAATACGCTGCAATCACCCGTTGATGGGCTCTGAACCACCGAACGCAATCTTGTTCCATCTCTCAAGGAGAGGATGCGAATCGCTGTCGTTGGACGGAGCCGCTGATGTGGTCGGACGTGAGCTTGACCCACGGCTGACCTGTGTTGATTCATGGATTGCCTTACCCTTTGACTTTAGGGTCTCAACAATCTTAGAATATAACTTGCCAACCTCTTCGACGGACCTTGCGCTATCGAGCGTCTCAACGACGCTTGACTTCTGATTCTTGGTAAGACCAGGAATCTGTAGGACCCTATTAAGAGCAACAAGCTTGGTGTTGAACAGCTTTTGTTCTGCCAACTCTACGCGGGCCTTCTTCAGGCTCTCCGACAAACTCTTTTCGCTCGGCTGCTTATTCGAAGCAACCCTCTGATGGGTCTCGCCCATCTCTTTCTTCTGACGCTCTTTCTGCTTCTTAGAACCAGAGACACCCTCGTCCTCACAAAGCTCGTCTTCATCTGCCTCAAAAAGTGAAGCATTCTCATCTAGATACCCATCGCTGCCGATTGGGTCATTTGCATTGAGGTCTTCGCCATCGACGAATGATTCACCCTCGTCCTTTCCGCCACCGAAAGCATCGAAGTGGGCGGCACCATGACCACCCTGCGTTCCATTCGGACCCTTACCAGCTGACTTCTTTTCACGAAGCTTCTTCATCTTTCGCATCTCTGCGACAAGAGCAGCCTCATCAATCTCAATGATATCGTCGTCATTGAGACGTGATTCAGACATCTCCGTCTCATCCATCATCTCACCCTCAATCTCTAGGTCGTCTTCCATCTCTGGGACTTCATCACCGCCCATTTCGACGCCCATGTCGTCCATGTCGGCTTCAGCACCCAGCTCATCAACATCGCCCATGTCATCAGACTCTGCTGGCTCAACACCAACAACCTCAATCTCCTGACCTGGACCGATGTCCTTGAGTGACGACGGTAGTTTAAGCTGAACAAGCACCTCGTCAGCATCAACGCCGGCTGCGGCTTCATCGCCAGCAACGTCTGCGCCGAGCTCGAGCTCATCAGCCTCATTGATTCGCTTTCCTTTCTTGGTTACCATGTTCTTCATCTCCATATAAAGGGTGGATAGATTAGCTCCCACTCCCTGTAGCGTCTCTCCATCGACGCTGTCATCTTTATCTAACGTTTCATACAGCTTTCCGACGATTGAATGTAGGTCAACGACTTCGCGCATCATCTGCGTGAGCTCCTTGACGACATCATTCGATTTGTCAGCTGATTCAGTGATTTTGTTGAGCTTCGCTGCTGCTCTATTGATTGTCATCATCTCATTGACGACTGTGCGAATGTGCCCTGCGTTTGTGTACCGCTCCATGATGTGTCCATACATGGACTCAAGCTTCGATTCAACTGAAGCAAGATGCATCTCATCTAGAACGTCCCTGACTGACTGGATGCTATCGTAGATGTTTTGGCACTCTAACCTGACCTGACGCGCCGTTTCACGCTCTTTCGTCGAGGGATTCTTCGATGAATCGATGCTTCGAATGATGCTTTCAAGCCCAAGGATTCGCTGATCGACTTCATTTAGGTCGATGACAGTTGAACCGACAAGACCACCAAGTGCTCTAATAGACTCTGGCGTTAGTTGAAACTGTTCATCAGGATTATCACCCGACGACATGAATGCATCGATGTCTAACACAACCTTCCCATCAGGACCAGGAAGTGAGAGACCCGCATTTTCACCGGCTGAAACATCGATTCCTGTCGACGGGACAGATGATGCAGCGGCTGGTGGAACGGCTAGCGGAGGAATTTCAACAGATTGTTCTATCGAACCCGGACCTGGGACGATGCTCTGTGCATCATGCTGTGGTAGGCCACCCGATACATCATCAATGCCGACATCAACATCAAGCAAAATATCATCATCATCTCCGAGCTCTTCATTCAGCTTGCCCAATACGGCGTTCTCAACAAGCTCTTTGATTCGAGGAGTTATAGCATCAACAATCTTATTCTTCGCATTTTTTTCTGCGACATCAAGCAGCCTTTTTCTGTCTGCTATAGCATCATCGTAGATATCACCCATGTAAATCCCCGTTTAGCTCTCCCAATAAATACTTCGTGGAAGTGAAAAGTTCATTTAAACACCAACGAGACACAAGCATCATTCAGCTAACATCTCTATGTATGCTGTGAGCACAGCAAAACGAGTCTCTTGTCTGACACCTTTGCTCTGACTTCTTCTTTTAATCATTGTCGCATGTCTCACGGGCTCATCTTCTTCTGAATCAACGATGTCCTTGATGTCGAGGTATCTCTCAGATGTCGATGGGTCTGACTCTTTCGGAGGAGGAGGCCCAAACCAACCCTGCTTTGAACCAAGCGTCATCCCAGGACGTGTGCGAGTCGTGATGTCGTTTGACGATGTTGTCGGGTCAATGCCACCATAACCAATCGGTTTGTTCAATTCTCTTGGAAGCCTTGGACGACGAACAACTTCTCTAACGAACGACTCGATGACATCGATTGGGTCGACGCCAGACATTATCCCAGTCAGTCCTCTTGTTGAACCATTGACGAATGCGCCGGTCTTATAGTTCAATTGCTGCAACCTATCAACAGCCAACGGCGTCCTATTCTTTTTATGAATCGCGACCCTGCTATCATCATCAGCGTCGTCATCATCATCGATGACATCATCTTCGATGTCAGTTAAAGACGTATACGGCCATGATGTTTGTGCATTTGTGTCTGAGCCCAAACCCTTGGGTTTGAGTGTTGCATACCCAGCACCCGTTCGACCATCACCCGCTGAGGCATTGTTGGATGCATTTCGCACCCCAATCAAGCGGGTGAATGTCTTTGGCATTTCTTACGGAGTCGCGCCAGACTTTCCCTTAATGAGATTGCCAGGAGCTCGGGCTGCCTTTCTTTGGTCGGCTATCTGGGGAGATGTCTGACCTGGAAGCTTAATTGAACCTGCATGAGAATCTCTCGGAGTTCCCGGGGGAGGAGGAGGAATATCATTTGCATTCATCCCTGACGTCCCTGGGCTAGCCACGTTAGGTGCCCAATCAGTCCAGGGTTCGCCCCCAGGCTTTCCAACCTTATTCGGGTCTGCACCCGTTGGTGCATCGACGTAGTCGAGGCTCTGGTTTGGAAAATCAGGATTCCCAACGACTGCACCATCATGCAATGACGTAACCTTTATCGACACGACTGAATCATCATATCCAGTGAGCGCGGGTGTTGATGGAAACGCAGCCTGGATGGTCTGCGTATCTGAACGTCCCTTATCACCAGGAAGTGTATTTCGAAACTCGACCATCGACATAATTCAACTCACTTGTCCTTACGTGAATTGGCCCTGATTGACTCACGGACCTTCTTCAACTGCATCAGAAGCCTCGCTTCATGGACACGAGCTTCCTTAATCTTTTGAGCCTTCAGCTGGTCGATGTCCTTTTCGTGGACCTTGTCAGTGCCATGCTCATCAGCACCGACCTCCTTAGTCTCCTTTGACTTCTTAGAGACATCACCGACTGGACCGAACCCAGACTTAACCTTACCCATCTCCTTAAGAAGCGCATCCTTCTCTTCGGCAATGAGCTTCTTCAGGCTGTTGATTGATAACTTATACACTTTCGACATCTTATTCTCTCCTCAGGCTGTTCATAGATATGCTCAATCCTGAAATATTTCTTATTGAAATGCTAACGCTGCCCAATTCTGTGAACCGTTGAATAGCTCATCAGGGTTTGCTGAAGCCACAGCCGCGGCGAACCTATCTGCAGGAGGCGGTTGAAGCTCAGCGTTCAATTGCTCAGCAAATGACTCTGACCTCATTGTGTCTGCATAAATCTCACGAAGCACCTCTGGGCTTGGTGGCTTCATCAGGTTGATGTCTGGCTGTCCCATCATGTCATGTCTCGCGTAGCTGACGTCATTATTCATCTGACGCTGCTGTGCATGCCTTGGAGCACCGCCGGCGACAGGAACATCAAGCTGAGGATTGAATCTAACGGGAGGCTGTGTCGCCGCTGCCTGCTTGATGCGGTCGAGTGGATTCGTGTAGCCCTCGCCGGTGCTCAATCGACGTGCATAATTCTTTTCATCATGTTGCTGGCCACCCAGACCCGCAAGGTCCCCAAACGGCGCGAGCTCTCTTTGCATCACATTACCCTGCATCGATTGTCTCTGTAGCTGCGACTGCATCATCTGCCTTTGGTTGATGAGCTCTTGACGCATACGCATACCATCATCATCCATCGGATTGATTAGCCCAAGAGGCTGTTGCTGTCTTTGCTGCTTTACGGGCTGCGGAGCATGATTTCCAAACATTTCATGCAATCCGACAGGATTAATCTGCTCTTGCATTATTTCACGAATGCATTCACGAACACATTCCTTGACGATTGCCTTAAATTCACTCTTTTTCATTTAATCACCCTATGCCTGAAAATATCGGGAGCGTTGCATTGCCTGTGCTTCCAGAATATGAACCCGTCATGATTGGGAACTTGCTATACATGACGGTTGAAAGGCCGGCGACGACCTCCCACGTTGGAGCGCCCTGTGTTGCACTCAAAAACAACTGTGTGGTACGAAGCTCAAGCTTCTGCTCCTGACCCCCAGTGAGAGTGAAATTGTGCCTCAACGTTGTCAGACCCATACCGTTCAACGAAAACCCAACTGTCATTGTGTTTCCGGCCGCAGCAGTGTTTCGCACAGTGAAAAATGTTGTTGCTGCTGGAAACGTTAGCTGAACTATCGTCGCCGCTGGAAGCGTTGAACCAGACACCCAAGGTATACCGGGAAGCGCATACGCACCGACATCATTCCAACCCGAACCAGGCCATTGGTTACTCATATGAGCGCCCTATGCTTAAGTAGAACGACACTCATGATATCATCATCTGTTGCATTAAGCACCCATGCATCACTGACGCGCAGAAGCCTGAAACCATTAAGCTTAAACCAGCTTGTTTGTCTTTCATCAAAAATGATTGCATTTGCTCGTCGTTTATCTCTACGTAATCCAGTCGAAAGAAGTTTTTCTACAGTTGTCCCATAGCCATGCCAATATGTACCGTCAACCTGGATGTACGTGTTAAGAGACTTGATGAAAATATCGATTCGATGACCATTGACGATTTTCTGTGTCTCGATATCATCATCCCCAAGTAATCTAATAAGCTTTTCTTTTAGAAGACGTTCGGGTTTAGAGACGGGATGTGTGCCTCTTTTTGACATCGTTTTACGCCACTTCTCAACTATTGAGTCATGGTTCAACGCCCAGTTCTTTTTTGAACCAGCAGAGATTGCCATGTTAAGCTTGGCTTTATCTTCTTCAGACATATTTGCCATGCCCTCAACTGTGCCCTTTGCGATTCTTTTCTTTAAATTAGAGCGCTCAGTATCTGATAATGATGCCCAATATTGGATATTTTTTTGGGTTTGAATTATCGATTTTTTATTACGACGAGCTTCTTTTTTTTCTGGAGACAATCTTGCTTCACGTCTTTTTGCTGCACAGACTTGACTGCACGTGATATCATCTCGAAGATTATTCCGTTGATATTTTTTTTCAAACTCAACACCACAAACATCGCACTTCATCTGAATGACGCGCTTTGTTTTCTTCGATGCTTTCGGCTTATCAAGATTAACGCTAAAAGACTTTATACACAATATTGTCATGTCGGTTATTTACCCTCAACATTGATTATATCATCGATAAGACCCAGGATGCGCTTGTGCCTATCTAGGATGCTCTTGAATTCACTCGGGCTTGGATTGCCTATGACACCACCATGCTCATTAAGAATGACCCTACCTTCATTCATCATGAATGCATTAGGCGTTGAGGGCTCGCTTACGACGTCCCAACAGATGAGCTGAAAATCGTCGTTCACCCTGGTGTGACCGCCCTCATTGGTTGTAGAACCAACGCCGCGGGATGAAATTCCTATTTTGATACCATGCTCAATGTATCCAGCGAGTATCTTACCCATCGGCAGTTTATCAAGCACCTCTATGGTACCATACACAACATCACCCTCAAGATGAGCATCAGTGATGATGTGCGAGCCGTTCTTAAGCTCAACGACGCTTGTGCTTGGATGGTCAAGCTCACCGACTGAGCGACGCTCTTTGATGAACTTCTGATAGTTGGAGACTTCGCGCTCGAGGACTGCACGAGGATAAATCCTGCCGTTCTGGTTCAGCGTGTCAGCCTTCTGTAGGATTCCTCGTAAAAGAATCTTACCGTTCGTTCTCTTGACCTCATTGATTGTCTCTTGTGTGTAATCAAGAGGACACCACTCTTGTAATAGCTTAAGCGTCATACATCCATCTCCTGCTTGAGACGAGCAATCCTAAGATAGCGTGCGACTGTAGCATCATCAACGCTGACGACGCTCTCAGCAAGAAGCTCTTTGATTGACATAAGCTTTTCAAGCACGGGTTGTTCATTCACGTGCTTCAATGCATACGAATCAACCATCGTCAGAACATCATTACGAAGCGACTCAAGCATCGCTAGCAATCGACCATCATCGTCATCTGACATGGAACATACATATGCGTCCATGATTGCTGTTTGTTCTTTGTTCAGAACACCCTCATACCTTGATGAAACATTTTTCATCATTAGCTTCACAATCAAATCATCAACATCATCCCTTGTCTCTTCAAGAACGTTGTTCTGTTTTTGAAGAAGAAGCTGCTCAACGAGCTCCTCCTCAAGTATCGCAACCCTTACAACATCTGAGACCTCTTGGGCTCGCCACTCATTTAACAACAGCTGGATTGTTGCGAAACGACGATACTCATCAACTCGCTGGTCGAAGAATGACTCATCACCGAGAGTATGATTGATGCTTCTGATGAGGAGCGACTTTTCGTGGTCAAGCTGCTTAAAGTCATGCTGGCGAGAGGCTGCTCGGGCGCTTTCAATGATTCTTTGCGCAGTTGAGCGGTCATTGACTGTCGTGTTGAAAAGAGCCCTAAAGAGCCTAAACTCACGATGCAACTCAGTGCCCTCTTTGAAAAACTTCTTCATCAACTTGATGCTTCGCTTAACACGAACATCATCCTTCTCAACAAACCCACGCGCGGCATGTCGAGCAAGGAACTCATACAACAGCCCTGCATTTCTTTTCTTGTTATGTTTCGCCGGCTTCATTCTTCATCACCCTCAAGTATTACATCTGACTTGGGTTCATCTGAGATTCCTTCATCAACCAAAAGACTCTCAATCAATTCATCGTTTGGAGGCGTGATATCGAGGATGCCGTCATCCTCAATCATCAGGTCGATTTCACCCTCTGTCATCACAGTCTGCTGCGACATCACATTCTTATGTATGCTCCGTTGGTACTGTTTGCTGCGTCGAAACATCTCTATCATTGAGCGTACGTCGGCCGACAACCTCTGCTTCTCACGTTGGGCAACTGGCTCGATGATGTCTCCCAATGAACGATTCTCACCCATCTTGAACGGATTTGCGTTAAAGAACCTCGTGTCTATTGGGCTATCATCACCTGAGACGAGAGGCGATACGAGTGAGCTTCTAAAATCGGGCATGTGTGTCGTGCTAGCACCGTGATGCCTACGGCGCCCCCTGTCATAGAGCGCCTTTGACAACGGTGTCGTACCAACAGGACCCTTCCTACCAGACCTCGATGCAGATGCCTTTCCGATGTCATTGAGTGCCCTTGCAAGTGATGGACCACGTGGCTCTACATGTGTGCTGACGTCATCATCACCGGCGTCAGACTCTATGCCAACAGCATCATCTTCGTCATCATCTGCAGATGTAAGAAGCTGCTGACCGTCAGGAACGTCTCCCGCGAAGAGGTCCTCCTCTCCACCTGATTCATCTCCACCACCGGTGCCAGATGATGTCTCAGATGAACCACCCTCAGGCTCTTCATCTGCACCACCCGAATCAAATGCTGGTTCTCCACCGCCACCACCTGGGAGACCGCCCAAGCCACCGGCGCCTCCACCACCACCGCCAGAGCCTCCTCCATCACTCTCAATCTCGGTCTGCTCAAGCTCCATGTCCTCAATCCTATCAGAGATGCGTCCTTCCTTGATTGAGTCAATCTGTTCGTCAGTGAGCTTGAAAATCTCTCTACGAATGAAGTCGCGGTCAGTCAGGCCCTCTGGAACGGTGCCAGCAATCTCAAACTTCATTCTCCATAGCTCAAGCTTCTGCATCTGTGCAACGGTTGAAGGATTTGATAGATGGATTGAAAAGTCAGCGAGGTCATCACCCTCAAATCCATGTGCAAAGAGGTGGATGATGCCAATCTTCTGTAGCTCAGACACCAACACACGCTGGATGCGTGCGATAGAACGGCTGAAACGAATGTCTTCCTGAGCAAGAGTAGACTTGGAACTAAGACTTTCATCATATCCCAAGTATGCCCTTGGAACCTTTAGGGCCGCGAACAGTTTCTTCTGAATGTACTCGACGTCAGCGATGTCTGAAACATGCTGGCCGCCAGCCAGAGTGTCAATTTTAGTACCTGACTCAGAGCCACGAACGGGTATAAAATAGTCCTCGTCGACACTGTTGACTACTATAACCCCATTATCACTATATCCTCGTTCTGTGTCTTTGTACATTGAACATATACCAAAGTTATGCCTATCATCTTCGTTATTCGGTCCGACAACAGTCATACAATGAACGTCGTCACGTTGTTCAACAAATTCAACTCTAACGACTGAATGATTAACACAAATATCACCTGTTATAACTGCATGCTTAAACGAGTCCCAGTCAATACATTTCGTGGGCTTATATTTTGATATAACTGTGCTAATATGAAATTTTGAAGGGTGTCTTTTTAATGAACTATTCGCTAATGATAATTCATTTAAAAATGACTCATTTGTAGATATAAATTTCTGACAATCTGTTTTCTTAATATTTGGATTTGACTTAATAAAATCAAACAATAATGAAAGATAGCCGTGAGAAATATTCCACGACATATTTTTTGACGTTCGTTCTTTGTTTTTATTATCAGCCCAAAAATTAGTTAAAGCTTTGGAGCGAACTAAATTATGACTCTTGTGTAGCTCTGTTCCATTATATAGCGCGCCCATTCTTTCTGCTTTCTGATAAACACGATTCAAATGGCTTGTTCTAACTCTTTTTTCATCTGATTTATTATAGCGAATAAAGTTTTCTCTACCTAATGATGCATGATACTCAATATGTTCTTTATTTGTCATCCACTCTAAATTAGATGGTGTTGCGTCTAAACGATTAAAGTTTTTATGATGCACGACTAAACTTGTTGATGTGTCATCATGGTCAACAACAAATGATTTTTTTTCTTTACTAAAAACATCTTCTGCAACTATACGATGTGTATAAACAAGTTTATTCAATGATGGGTCAAAAACCATAGGATAACCAATCATGGTTCCTCTATCACTCAATTTCCTATACAAAGGCATCAAGCTATCACCAACAGCTAGCTCATCAGCTCTTTTCTTTGTTCCATCCCTCATCAAAAATGGATGCTCGGGTGCAGTCATCACCCATGTATCATCATCAAGCCACACCTTCACAAGACGCTCTGCAGTGTAGTTCTTTCCACACCAAACGACTTTTCCTGGTACGACTTTATGCGTTTTATCCTGCACTGAATAGACCCAGTTTTCTTTTCCTTCATCAAATTCTTCGGCCAGCTGCTGAATTGTGATTGTTCTACCATCAAGCAACGGAATTCTGCTTTGAGACCAAACTGGCAAGGGGTTATATCGCAAGTCGACGCGCCCTGAGGACTTGTCGATGACGGGCGACCGCTTCAGCTTCGTCTGCGCTGCCTCCATGTAGTTTGGAATCTCTTCGGCGGCGACGGTTCCAACATCGATATAGAACACACGACGCTCAGGAGAACGAACGACGCGATACACAAGCATCGCATCCTCGATAAGAATCAACTGTCGCCAGATTCTTCTGGCGCTCTCAAGCACAGATGAACCGTACGGAAGGAATGCATCATTTCCCATCAACCTGAAGTGTGCGACCTGCCATGACTCTAGAATCTTATTGCCCTGTGTCGTCCATCTGAACCTGACGGCGAATGGGTCGTTAGGGTCCCAACCCTCTTCACGTTCAACCTCATTTACTGGCATCGACATGACATTGAGAACGCCCTGTTCAGGGTGCACATCGATGAAAAGGAACAGGTCTCCAAACTTGACGAGGTTTCGTGTCCACGGTGTGATGTTGAACTCAACGTTCAAGATGTCGTGGTACAGCTCATTAAGAATCGATTGAATCTTCGGGTTGTTTGAGTAAACATGAAGAACGTTGTTCTGGTCGTCGGCGGCTGAGGCTTCCTCTGAGTATACGTCGAGGGCCGAATTATGAATAATGACACCGTTACAAGCAAAATTATGATATACATCTGTCGTCAAATCATAAACGTCTTCGATGCCATCGAGCTCAACAGAAACAACAGAATGATTCTGATAGTAGAAATTGTATAGCTCACGACCATTCTTAAATCCCTTGCGTCGAGCATAGTTCCTCAAATATGAGCACTTTGTTCCCTTTGATTTGAATGTCCAACCAACATCAAGTAAATCAATAAACTTCTCATATGTTGATGATATCTTCGCGGTCTCGATAATAATCGATTCAATTCTAGCTACATTCTCAGGAGAACGATTAAACATTAACGATCGTTCTTTCGGAGACAAAGAAGCGAAATATGCTTTCTGTCCATCCCTCCACTTTTGCTTAAAGTTCTCATCCTTATGAGCTTCTTTGGCACGATTTGAGAATATCTCTATCATCTTCTTCTGATATTCTTCATCAGAATCCCATTTTTGACGATTCATGTCAGTAAATTTTTCACATGCTATTGCTCGTCCTTCATCTGATTTCATAAAATCAATCATGCCAGTTGTAGCACGAGATTTATAATCAGCATCAGTTGCATGTCTTTCAGTCATCGTTATCGAAATTTTTTCTTTAGCTTCTTCCGTGTGCTTCTGACCAGGAACTCCCTTAAATGGAGACTTACGTCCTTTATTCGCTATAGATATTTTTTCAGCAATTTGCTTCAGACGTTCATTTGTAGGATATCCACTCCACTCCCTACCATGAATAGCATTATGCTCTTCTGCAGAACAGACTAATAAGTTATCGGGCGAATTATCACACTTGTTAAGATTTTTATGATGAACAACTTCATTAGGATATCCTTCAAGAGAACGTCCTAACATCCACTCAGCAACAAACTGATGTTCTTGTCTCCACCCATCTGAAATTGTATAAATTGAATTATACCCTTGTTTTTGCTTACTGTTCTTGCGATAGAATGGCATCAGTCTATCACCACATTTCAAGTTTTGAGCTTCAACCCATCTACTATCTCTCGTCAAAAATAGATGGTCTCCAGTACATCGAATAGCATCTCCTGAATCTAGAGATACCTTATAAATTTGAGCAGTCTTTGTCTTTCGAACATGATGAGCATTACCAATTGTCAGTGTTTGTTTTGTCTCATCAAAACAATACACGGGAAATATTTCATCACCAGGAAACTTTTCAAGAAGCTCTAATGCTGTAAAATCTCCCATAGGAGTATTGATTATCATGTCTCCAGTGATACAAGCGATTTCAGGAGTGTACTCTGCCTCCGAGAAATCCGCATATCTGCTCATACGATCGTATTGCCCATAAGCGTTCAATGCATTGCTATACACCTGTGAGTAGCTCTTCTTGAACACTTCTGCTGCACTCGATGCAACAGGCGTTCTGAACGCTCTGACCTTTCTCTTTATGCTTGGGCCACCACGGAAGAGCTGTGTCAGCCTCTTGAATAGCTCGGTGCGTCCGTCGTTCTTCTTATCAGCCATATCGCCTCATTGTATCATTTCACTGTCAAAGCGTTCAGATTGTTGGAATCTCACCAGATTGAATAGCATTCAATATTTCAAAAGCGTTGTGACGAGGTTCAGTTGCAATATAAACTTTTGCAACATCATTCTTGTGCCTGACAAAAACAAACTCACTTAATCTAAATGCTTTCGCAGCGATGATTGGATAATCATGGGTATCGTTCTTACTTAGTGACAATGCACGTGTGATATCTCTAATGTAGTATGGATTTAATGATGTATCTGTATCATTTTCAATTTTTGAAGCAGTTATGTAATACCCTGAGTTAGGCATTTTCTTAAGCATGCTCTTATCGATTGATGGTCGTGCAGCAGCAGCAACTTTTTCATCATCATCATCGCAAAGCTTCATTAAAATCGGCACAAAATCGACATACATCCCAGACTCTACGTATCGCTTTATGGTCTGAGCGACAGCTAGTCTAACATCAGGACTTGTATCGCTTGCCAGCGTATGCGTCATTTCAACCGTCGTATCTTCATCAGCCTCAGCTACATTTTTAGCAGCCTCAGTACGATGAGAGACATCATTAGAATTAGCTAAAATACGAATTAAACGCTCAAATAACATAGAGCTCGCTGTAGTTTTTGTATCTATCTCCATGTAAAATAATGAATTTTCAACGTTTTTAACATACCGCTTAAGGTCATCGTCAGTTATCTCGTCAACAACATCTTTAGAAAAATTCATTGCTAGCGGTTTCGTTGTTGTTCTCAATAATTTCCTAGCTTCATCAACGCTAAGCAGTGGCGTGTAGTCTTTACAG